GTTCTCGGTTATCAGATTCGTAATGCCATACATGATAACCTTCTCCTGGTAGGGTTTTTTGCAGTTTCATATAGTAAATTCTGTGTGGATCGACAGATGATAATACACTGTAATGATCTATATATTGTTCCCAACAATAAATAATTTGCTGGACACTGTCCCTAACCGCAGGGTTTTCTGTGGAAAGATTAAGTGCTGGAGGTTCGAATAAAAATGCAGCAGAGTCCTTTTTTAGGTGCCCGGGAGAATCGTTAGTGCTAATTATAGTATGTGACATACCTAAATCTGTTAGTTGATCATAATATTCAATCAATTTATCACAGGTTTCGTCAGTTACTGCGCTCTCGAATATTCCAATGTCTTTTAAGAGTTTCATATGCATATTTATAGGCGCTGTAAGCGTGATAGTGAAAGATATGGCATTAGATAAATACTATGTAACAAATATGGTGCAAATACAGAATGGCTAGATTACCGATTATTAATAACTTACGAATATCGCCTAGAGATGCTGATTTTCTTGACAGAAAAACCGGCGCCAAAGGCGAGATTTTTTACGATCAAACAAATAATACACTAAGAGTTTTTAACGCCGAAGATGTTGGAGGAATGCCGCTTGTTAAAGTGGATTTATCGAACGTTTCAAATGCTGCATTTCTTGCAAAAGCAGAATTAGCAGGAGTTGGTGGCGGCAGTGGTAGTATAGAATTAGGTGATACATCACCAAGTGCTCCTGAAACAGGTACAATTTGGTTTAACACATCTAACGCCAGACTGTATGTTTATACTAGTGATGGAAGTTCTAATCAATGGGTTCAGCCAGTAAGTGGATTAGAATCTTTAGTTACTTCGATTTTAGATTTAGGTATCAGTGATGGCACAAATGGGCAGATACTCACTACAAACGGTTCTGGAACATTTACATTTGAAGACGCACCACAAGGATTTGATGGTGAATGGAGTTCATTATCAAACACTCCGACTACACTAGCAGGTTATGGAATTACTGATGCAAGTACATTTGATGGTGCATTTTCATCACTAACAGGAACACCAACAACACTAGGCGGATATGGAATTACTGATGGCGTTACATCAACAGCACTAACAACTACACTAGCAGATTACGCAACAACAACAGCACTAACAACTGCAACAGCAAATTCTTCTCAATGGGATTCAGCATACAGTTGGGGTAATCATGCGTTGTCAGGATACTTAACTGCTATAACTTCTCAAAGCATTAAGAGTTTATCAGATGTTGATTCAGCAATGTCGCCGGCACTTAATCAAGTTTTAAAATGGAATGGATCACAATGGTCTGCAGGAGACGATTCAGTAGCAGGCGTATCAGGAGTGGTCAATGGTGCAACACAGGCCAACCCGGTAGTAATTACTTCCTTTGGTGATCATGGATTATATGAAGGACAACCGGTAACATTTTCATCTGTCGGTGGTATGACAGAACTTAACGGTAATGATTATTTTGCAGATGTTTTAACAAGTGGAACATTTGCACTTTATTCAGATTCAACATTAACTACACCTGTAAACGGAACAGGCTTTACTGCATTTACAACTGGTGGTGTATTTACTGGCGGAGCATCCGCTGCTTCTGTAGGTAACTTTACATTTACAGGAAACATAATCGATACAGGTGATAGTTCGGCAATATCCTTTACTCCAGCAGTAATAATGAACAGTGATTTAACTGTTGAAAACAATGTAACAGTTAACAACGATTTAACAGTAAGCAATAACCTTACTGTTCAAGGAAGTGTTATATCACAAGGTTCGGGTGTACCTGAACTATTTTCAGATAATGAAATACAATTAACAGCAGGAACCAGAGTAGAAGTAACATCATCTCCTATTAAGATGGCTTCATTTACAACCGCTCAACGAGATCTATTAACTGCACAAAACGGTGATTTAATTTACAATACAACAACTAATAAATTTCAAGGTTATGAAAACGGTTCTTGGGTAAACTTAGTATAAGGTGATCTATGGCTGAGGAAAAATATTACCAACTTGGTACGTATACCGAAGAACAATGGGACGAACTACATCACGAACTTGTACACGATGGCCATAATTGTGACGAAGTACCGGAACGTTGTATTGAATGTGATGATGATAAATTACATAGTTCAACTCGCGGTACATACCTACTTACACAAGAAGAAGCAGATCAACTTAAAAATGATCCTAGAATAAGATTTATTAATATCGATTATTCTAAATATCCAGAAGAATTTAAACCACCACAGGATGAACTACAAGCAGTCCGTCCAGAATTAGTAGCTCGTTATTCCGGAACAATTAAAAACTATAGAGAGTTTTCAGTTTCTAATACATTGCCAGGTGGAATACCTACAGCAGCAGATTCTAATCGTGCAAGTTATTCACTTTATAGACATCAACAGTTTTTAGATCCTTGGGTAGATAATTCACTAGCAGATAATGCTATCCCTGAAATAAATCCTACTCAGTACGGAACAGGAAAAAATATTGATGTTATTGTATGTGACGAAGGAATGTGGATAGGACATCCCGAATTCCAAAACAATTGTGTATTACTTTCAGATGGAGTAACAGAAGTTGAAAAGCCAACAGGATATACAGGCGGAAATTTACTTCCAGGAAACGGTACTTGTGATGTATTGGATCTTGTTCTTGATGCACCTTATTATATTGATCCAGAATGGTTTGATGCTGATCCAGGTACAAGATTAACCACACGCTGGGACGGTACAACTGTTCCTGTGGAGAGTGTGGCAAGAGATTGGTGGGGGAATGCCGGTGCGCGAAGCGCAAAGTTTGCGAACGAAGGAACAGTAACAGTTAGCGCAACTTATACCAGATTAAATACAAGTGGCGATAATACTATTAGACCATCAGGCACTGATGGAGAACACGGCACACCTTGTGGTGCATTAACATTCGGAAGAACACAGGGCTGGGCGTACAATGCTAATAAATGGATGCTTGATCTTTATGGAGCTTATGGTTCAGGTATTGAAGAAGGATTTGATATACAAAAACTATTTCATAGACTAAAACCTGTTAATCCTCTCTTTGGTGCAAAAGATCCAACACTAAGTTCTAACAGTTGGGGGTTTCGATCAAACAAGGCTCCAAGCGGATCCAATGCCAATGTTTCTAATGCATCAACCTTATATTATACTCACCGTGCAACTGCCAATGTATCCTATACAACAGAAACTGGAATTGCTTGGTTAAGTCATATGGGAACACAGGGGGACGGCGGACGTTGGAAAAGTCAAATGATTGATAATTCACTGACTACTGCTGAGGACGAGATGATAGAAGAAGGTGTGATATTCATAGGTGCAGCTGGAAATTCTAACCAAAAGGTAGTTAAAGAAGGTCATCCTGATTACAACAATTACATTACAACAACCGACGGCGGAAGTTTAGAAGGTTCAGTAATGTTTGAATTTGGTGTTGCTGTATACGGAACAACAAATAGAACAGGATTTCCACAACAAGGTGGAAGATACATTAAAGAAGATGGAACCACTGACTATAAAACTATAAACATCGGAGCATTAGATGATGATTATAATGGTAGTCTTGAAACTAAAGTAAGTTATAGCGATAGAGGTGAAGGTATAGATGTGTATGCTGCTGCTGATGGCACACTAGCAGCAAACAAGGCTTATACCAATCAAGGACAGTATCCTGCTACATACAGTGGATTTACATATAACGGTGGAACTGCATATGATTGTGCTTTCAGTGGAACAAGTGCTGCTTGTCCTGTTGCTTGTGGATTTTTAGCAACAATTATGGAACACAACAGAGACTGGACATGGAAAGAATTAAAAGAATGGTGCCTTGGACTTACAGCCCAAGACAGTTCGGACTTTTATTATGGTACTGAATCAACCACTCCTAACGATGCGAATTGGACTGACTATCGAAGTTTAGAAGGTGGATCTCCAAGAGTTCTATATCAGGGTGCTGTTGATGCGAGATTTAAGATCGGGCCTAGAAAAGTTATGTCAAATTTAAACACTAGAAACGGTTTAAATATAAGAGTTAAGAAATACTAAATACTACTGAGGTACATAAATGGCAATTAATTATCCAGACAGTCCAACAAACGGACAACAGTTTTCACAGAGCGGAACCACATGGCAATATGATGCCACTGCCGGAGTGTGGAACGTTCTTACCAGCGGAGGTGCTGGACAAGCTAGTAGTTTTGGAGTAATTGCTGTAGCAACACAAGACAATGTAGTTGCAGATAGTCCAACTGGCACATTAACATTAGTTGCTGGTTCTAATGTAACACTCACTACAGATGCAACAACAGATACAGTTACAATTAGCTCTGTAGGTGCAGGTGGTGGCGAAGCAAATCAGAATGCTTTTTCTACTATAGCGGTAAGCGGACAAACTGATGTTACTGCTGATTCTGCAACTGATACTTTAACTCTTGCAGCAGGAACAGGAATACAAATTACAACTACTCCTGGAACTGATACCGTTACAATCACTAATACACAAAGCGGCGGCGCAGCAAACTTTTCTACACTACAAGATGCTGGCAATGCATCTTTAACCATTGACAAAGTTTATCTACCTGCAATTACAATGTTAAGCGTTAGTGTAAATGGAACAGTAGCATATAGATTCGATCAATATGGTGCAGCAAATGACAATCCTACAGTTTACTGTATTTCAGGAACAACTATAGCCTTTGATTTATCTGGAGTCAGTGCTTCGCATCCTTTCCAGATACAAACAGCAGCAGGTTCGAACTATGATGAAGGTTTGTATCATGTATTAGATAATGGTACTGTAACAACAGGTGCTTCTGCTAATGCTGCTTATGGTGGTGTTTTATACTGGAAGGTTCCTGAGTCTATATCAGGCGGTTACAGATATCAATGTTCAAGTCATGCCGCAATGGTTGGCAGTATAACTGTAAAAAGTTTCCAAACTTTATAGTTTAGCTCTTTTAATATCTTTAAGTTTACTTTCTAATTTTCTACGTAAAATAGAAACGTTTTCTCTACTGTCGTTAGACATTCCTGATAATTTTTTTTGTGGATTTACAAATAGTTGATCATGATACATATCGAGGTTTTTAATCTCGCCGACTAATTGTGTTAATAAAGATCCACATTCTTGTTTTAACGACTCGCTCTTAACGTTTTCGATTCTTTCTCTAAAACTAGCAAGTTCTTCTTTAACTCTTGGTTGATCAAGTAAACGATGCATTTTCTAACTCCAAAACTGTTTCTATCTTTGTTCTTATTAGATTATTATTTAATGTGTTCTTTAAACCTACATGAATATTCTTGGGTAGATATTCTAATGTAGCCCAACAAAATGTATAAACATCTGTAGGTAGAAATTCTTCGTGTACTAAGCAAATATAGGTGCTATATTCAAATCCTTGATCTTTGGATAGATATAATTCAATAGGAAGAATTTTACCTTTTGCAAAAGATTCTTGTAAATTTTTTGAATCTTCTAATACATTTTCTGATCTGACAAATGTAGGAACAGTCCATTTCTCATTTTCTAAAATAAGAAGGACTCGTCGAGTATCAGCTGATAGATATAACAAACCTGCACGTTTTTGCATAAAACTACTTATGCGCCTTCTGGATCAAATCTCCAAAAACCTGGGGCATACTCTCCTTCGAATGATTTGAGCCATTGGATGCCATCCCATTTATATTGGATGCCAGTTTTAAGATTGGTTATGTAGATGATCGAAACAGAAGTATCAGGATCCATTACAGTTTCCCACGAAGATCCGTCCCATTCAACAATGCTGTTTTGTTTTAATTTATAAGATGTTTGACTAGAACCATCACTGCCCTTCCATGCTTCCGCTCCGTCAACATTTCCTTCGTATCCAATTTCTTCTAGTAATAGATAACGAGTTCCTAATGGAATACTACTTAAACCTCCCCATGCTTCGATAGGATTAAATGTAGTAGGATCAATAACAGCATCTATTGTAGTTAGACTACTTGCTGATCTATTCGATGAAGCTATTGCTGTGTTTGCAGGTAATGAATCTTGGTCCATACTTACTAACATTATGAAAGGATCTGTTGGGTGTATTGCACACGTTCCTGAAATTTCATTTCCGTTAGGTTGTCTGAAATGTACCATACTTGTGCCTGTTGTAAATCCGCCAAGCATAGCTGTTACACCGTTCCAGTCAAGTTTTTTACCGTCTGAAAATTCTTTAACATCTAATCCTAATGATTGTATAGCAGCAGTTTGATCTAATATTGTTAATTCATAATCATAATCTTGACCATTATTTGCTTTGAACAATAACACAGGATATCTTGCATTTACGTATGCAACAGCATTTGGATTTGAACTGTTGAATACTAATTGCGAAAGATCTTTTACATTGCCTTCTTCAGTAAAGATATTAGCAATAATACTTCTTACAATTCCTAATTTTTTAACTTTAGCTGGAGGCGAAATCCATACTGGTATTTCAAAGTCTAAACTACAAATATCAATATCTGAATCTGCTCCTGCTGGAATAGATCTAGATGTAAAGTTTGTTCCTGTTAGGTAAACAACACTCAAACTAGTCCAGTCTATATAGTTGTCATTTGTTTGTATTTCAAAGGCAGGATTAAACAACACCATAATTTGTTCTAGTATTTGTAATTTTTGATCTGTATTAGATGTCCATAAATCAGCTCTTACTGTGAGCTTATATGGTGTTGGCATCAATCTTTCAACTGTTACGTTTTTACCTGGTGCACCTGTATAAGTTCTATTTCCACTTTCGTCTACTGTATATTTTCTTTCACGTATGTTTACCTTACTAACAAAAGTGGGATCAGTTAATCTTGTTGTGTCCATAGTTAGGCCTGTAATATAACAAGCCATTCTTGGAACTGTAGGCATTTTGTTTTCTGAATTTTCACGGATAATATTTGCTACCTGTCTTGTTAGATCACCATACATAACAGGAATAGTCTGTTGATCACCATTACCGGCTTGATACTTAAAGCCTATGAATATTCTCATAAACTGTGTTACGTATCTTCTAAGCTGTCCGTCGTAGAAAAAATCCATTACTTACTTGCCTTTTTGAAATCGTGTGTAAACGCTGTTTTATCACCTTTTGCCGCAGCGGCTCTTCTTTGCTGTAATTTAATTGCAAGAGGTTCGTCATCGTCTTTTTGTGGACGTCTTTTTATCGAAACTTTTTTTGGACGACTAGTTGTAAAACCAAATATTTCTTCAATACGCATTAATTATCTGCCTCCGGTCTAAGTGCTTTAGATAGACTTTGTTTTTCTTTAACAGTTTGTCCGTCGATGACCTGTTCGTTGTTGTTATTAATAAACGAAGTTTTTTGTGTTTCTCTAGTAACTTTTCCTGCGAAGTCAGCACCTACTGCAACATCGTTGTCACTTAGATTTGTAATATTTGTTCTCACATCATCCTCTACTTTAGCCCATCTATTTTTTCTATAGATAAACAATCTTGTTGGTTTATAATCAGTTCTAAGATGATACTGCCCTTCTGATGCTCCCAATGGGAACGCTATGCCTTGTGTAAACGGAGCACCATTAGGTGGAAGTCCGTCGCCTAGTATGTAACCTGCATATCCATTAGCTTCAGCATTAGCATATACCGTATCAGCAGTGATTGTATCAATATCTGCATCATTAATAGTATCATCTGCTGATACTAATTCAGGTTTGCCATCTTCTGTTCTTTGTAGCGTAAACAGTTTAGTTGTATCATATCCACTTTGAGGTGTATCGGCTTCTGCTTGATCAAGAACTGCCTGTGTAATTTGCATTTCTTTTTCGTATGTAGACATGATGTCTTTAAGTGTGTCAGCAAGTTTCCAACATTCTCCTGGAGGAGCATCTGTTGTCTCGCAAGTTGCTTCGTACTTCTCATTGTTATATGAAACAACATCTCCCGGATAGTATGTGTTGCCTTGATTGAACTCGCCTTTGAAACCTTCTTGATTAGCAATTTGATCAAGTATATCTTTGAATTCTTGTGAATCAACTAGTGGTTTACATTTTGCACGATATAAATGAGGATACCAAGTTACTGAAAAACCTTCTGCTGCTCTGTTAACATCTTCTACAACATAAAATCTTTTTAAAGCAAATTGTAAATTGTTTGTTGCATTGTAATCTTTTAAGTGAGGCAATTCTATAACATCGCCTGATATAATTCTTCTTCCTAAACGCTCAATAGTATCGTTAATATGAAAGGTAATAAACAATACATCGTTTTGTAGAAATAAACCAAATTGACTAAGATTGAAATCTATATCTTGAACATTGTAAACACCACGCATAACATGGACATCAGAGTCATATTTTCTGTCTCTGTTTTCCAGAAATAGCATATCTTGTATATTCGTAGGATCTAAAGTAGAATATGCAGGTGTACTAGGTGTATCACCCTGTATTGCAGCACCTGACCCTAGGTATTTGTGTAGGTAGATATCAGTACCACCCACCTGGAACATTTCCCAAATAGTTTTGTCAATGAAACTGTAATCTTTGCCCTTTTCTGGACGATATAAACTTAATCTTGGCATAGTATACTTATTTACCGTTTCTAGCTTAAGGCATAAATAGTTATATGAGCCAAATTGAACAAGAAAAACAGAAAGTTTTTGATTATTGTAAAGCGTTTCTCGGCGATGGCATGATCGACGTTGAGCTCGATCCTATACACTACGAAACTGCATTATCTAAAGCACTTGGAGTTTTTAAGCAAAGATCCGACAATGCTGTCGAAGAAAGTTATATTACTCTTGCATTAGAAGTAGACAAAAACGAATATATCTTACCAGACGAAATACAGCAAGTTAGACAGATTTATAGAAGATCTGTAGGGTCACGCACAGGCGGCGGAACCGGTGGTACAGTGTTTGAACCATTTAACCTCGCTTACACAAATACCTATTTGTTAAGTTCCACTAATATGGGCGGACTAGCAACATATGAATTGTTTGCACAATATCAAGAACTTGTTGGAAAGATGTTTGGTTCATTTATCAACTTTACATGGCATCCGCAAAGCAAAAAATTAACAATTATGCAGAGACCGAGAGCAGATGAAAATGTATTGCTTTGGTGCTACAACAATAAACCCGACTTTGTTATTTTACAAGATGTATATGCAAGTCAGTGGGTTAGAGATTATACTCTTGCAAACTGTAAAGTTATGTTAGGACAAGCAAGAGAAAAGTTTGCAAGTATTGCAGGTCCACAAGGAGGCACAGCTCTTAATGGTGCTTCTATGAAACAAGAAGGATTTGCAGATATTGATAGATTAACAGCCGAATTGGTAACACAAGTTCCAGGCGGCCAAGGATACAGTTGGATTATTGGATAATGAAAGCATCAGATTTCATCACAGAAGAACATGAACAAATGTACACCGAAGTCGCTAAAATGGTTTGGGGTGTTGGTAAACACAATCAGCGTGGCGGACAAACCAAACTGCGTTTTCGTTGTTCAACAGGACCAAGAGCAGGTAGACAAGTAAGTCATCCTTCCAAATGTGTACAGCAATACGATGTTGCTAAAGCACAACGTATGAAGCGTACTCGTGCTAGAACAGCACCTACACAAGCAAGACGTCAACAGCGTACAAAAGCAATCAATACAGCAAGTGTATTGGCTCGTAAACTCAATACGGGCAAAGCTGGTCAGCCAAAACCTTATTATTAACACTTGACATTTAGCAAATAAGCAGTTATAATAATACTCATACTAAGGAGAGTTTTATTATGATTATCGGTGTTTGTGGATTTATCGGTTCTGGCAAAGATACAGTTGCGGACTATCTTGTTAATTTCCACGAGTTTAGACGAGAGAGCTATGCCAATACTCTTAAAGATGCAGTGGCGGCTGTATTTGGTTGGGATAGAGATCTATTAGAAGGACGTTCAAAAGAAGCAAGAGCTTGGCGTGAAAAGGTAGACAAATGGTGGGCAGATAGATTACATATGCCTACACTTACACCGAGATGGGTATTGCAGTATTGGGGTACAGAAGTAGCACGTAAAAACTTTCATGATGATATTTGGATTGCTAGTTTAGAAAACAAATTACGAAAAAGCGAAGATAACATTGTAATCTCCGACTGTAGATTTCCTAACGAAATTAAGAGTATTAAACAAGCCGGCGGCACTATAATTTGGGTTAAAAGAGGTGATCTTCCTCCTTGGTACGAAGATGCTAAAAGAGCGAATGCTGGTATTAATGTTTCAATGAATGCTATGAAGCAACTCGGAATCCATGCTTCAGAATGGGCTTGGGTAGGTACTGAGTTTGATCATGAAATAGACAATGACGGAACTATTCAAGAGATGTACGATAAGGTTAAAAATCTGCTACAAGATCCCCTTGCTTCCAAGTAACATTTTCTTTTGATATTATTACAGCACAGTTCGAGCACACTGTTTTTAAATTAGTTGGTCTACAATTGTTCAAGTTTCCATCTACATGGAATACCTTGAATATGTCATCGTGTGTTGATTTAAAACCGCACTTGTCGCAAGATTTCTTCTTCTTGTACCCTGACTGTTCCCACATAGTGATACCATAGTTAGTGCCGTACTTTAAACATCCTTCGCATAGTTTGCGATAGTACGTTTTAGTACCTTTCTTATAATTAACTGCACGTGGGCGTTTATTGCACCCTTTACATAGTGGTCTCATAATGTTATTTACACCTTTTCAATCCCTTTATATATGCACCTTAAAGCACCATTTTTAAAAGATTACGCTAAATACATTAGCATAAGTTACGTAATGAACTTTTAACATTACCAGGAGAGATTAGAATGGCACTACAATCACCAGGAGTAGAAGTTACGGTAATTGATGAGAGTTTTTATACCCCGGCAGAACCAGGGACAACTCCACTTATTATTGTAGCAACTGCACAAGATAAACAAAACGCCGCAGGCACAGGCACAGCAGCGGCAACAACTAAAGCAAATGCTGGATCAGCATTTAAAGTAACTTCACAGAAAGAATTAGTAGATCTTTTTGGAGTACCAAACTTTGAAAAGACAGCAAGTAATACACCGATTCACGGTAGCGAATTAAATGAATACGGACTTCTAGCAGCATATAGTTTGCTAGGTGTTTCTAACGCAGCGTTTGTAACTAGAGCCGATGTAGACTTATCACAACTAGCAGGTACATCAGAGGCTCCGGGAGCGGATCCTGACAATGGAACTTGGTGGATTGATACTAGAGGCACTACATTCGGTATTCAAGAATGGAACGGTGCAGCAGTAACAACAAGCGGTGGACAAAAGTTTGCTGCAAAAACACCAATAGTTTTAACAGATGACGATACAACCAAAATTGACAACGGAGTGCCAAAAGGGTCAGTTGGTGCAATCGGCGAATATGCAGTAGTTTTTGAAACTGTTGACGGAAGTGGATCATTTACTGCTTCAAAAGAAACAGCTAGAATTTACTATAAATCATCTGGTAACGGTTCAACAGTAACTTCAGGAAGTTGGGTATTAGTAGGTAGTAACGATTGGACTGCTAGTAATCCAACAGTACAAGGCTCAACATTTACAGCAACATCAGGCCACTTTACAATTAACGGAACAGACTTTGAAGTAACAGGTACATTAGATGACTTAGTTACAGCAATTAACGGTGCTATTACAGCAACACAAGGTGTTGTTGCTAGAAACGTTAGCGGTAAACTTTATCTTTACAGCGATGGCACATTAGACGATGCAGTAGGTGATAGTTCACTTGCTAATGCAATTGTTATTGGTGACGGTAATACTTTACCAAACATGGACTTTGATGCACTAGGTATTGCAAAAGCAACATACTATGGTCCAGCATTGCAACAGTCAGCACACACATCTGTTCCAGAATGGAAAGTAGATGATAGCGAACCACGCCCAACAGGCTCTGTATGGATTAAAACTACAGAACCTAACAATGGTGCAAGATGGAGAGCATATCAGTGGTCAAGTGCTACTAAATCATGGGGCGCAGTTGATGCTCCGATTTATGCTAACGGTAGCACAGCAACTTACACATTAGATAGAAGCGGTGGCGGTGTTAACATTGCAGCTGATACATTGTTTGTACAATCAAATGCAAACGAAAACAGCAACAATGATACAACTCCTGCAACAGCAACGTTTAGAGTGTGGAGACGTAATGCAACTGAAGCAACATCAATTACTTCAGATGAAATTACAAGTAGCTCATTTACAGTAGGATCAAACACTTTTACAATTGCTGAATCAGTAAAAACTTCAGCAACACTAAACGCAGGTGTTGAAGTATCCTTTACTGCTGCTGGTAATGCAGATGATGCTGAATTAATGGCAAATGCTGTTAACTCCGCAGGATTTACAAACATTCAAGCTTCTATTACAGCTGACAACGAAGTTGTTATTTCACACAACTTAGGCGGCGACTTTAGAATTACTGACGGTACAAACACACCAATCGGTGGAGTGTTTACACCATTTAGTATTAATACTTTAATTGGAACATCTAACTTCTACACTGCTCCATCAGGTGCAGATGAAGATTATGTTGCTTCTAACTGGCAACCACTTGCAGCAGCAGACTTTAAAGCAAGTTCAAATAATCCAGAAAATGAACCAGCTGATGGACAATTATGGTACAACCCAGAATTTAGTGAAGTTGACATTATGGTACATAATGGCAGTGATTGGGTTGGATATCATAATGTTTACGCAAGTGCAAGTCCAGCAGGTCCAATTGTTTCTGCAACAGCACCAAGTGCTACAACAGGACAAAGCGACGGTACTGCACTAGTTGATGGAGATCTTTGGATTTCAACAGCTGATCTAGAAAACTTCCCAACAATTTATCGTTGGAATGGTTTATTACTAGAATGGGTACAGTTAGATAAAACTGATCAAACAACAGAAGAAGGCGTTCTTTTTGCTGATGCACGTTATGGTTTATCAGGTGCAACAGGTAATACAGAGGCAACTATCAAAGACTTGCTTACAAACAATTACCTAGACCCAGATGCTCCAGATCCAGCACTATATCCGAAAGGAATGTTGTTATGGAACTTACGTAGAAGTGGCGGTAACGTTAAACGTTATGCTAACAACTACATTGATGTAACAGCAGACAACCCACGCAACGGCGACGAAGCAATGAGTGGTTATGCAACTGATCGTTGGGTAACACAGTCAGGCAACCAAGAAGATGGTTCAGGTAGCTTCGGACGTAAAGCACAGCGTATGGTTGTAGTACAGGCTATGAAATCTGTAATTGATACAAGTGAGCAGATTAGAGATGAAGAACGTAGAAACTTCAACATTATTGCTGCTCCAGGATACACTGAAGTAATGTCAAACCTTGTTAACCTAAACATTGACAGAGGTTTAACAGCATTTGTATTAGGTGACACACCTTTAAGACTTCCAGCAAATGCTACTTCATTGACCAACTACGGTTCAAATGCTAACCTTGTTGTAGATAACAGTGACGATGGTCTTGTTACATTCGACGAATACTTGGCAGTGTTTTATCCAAACGGATTTACAACTGATTTAGGTGGAGCAAACGCAGTTGTTCCTGCTACACACATGATGATGAGAACAGTTGCACTAAGTGACCAAGTTGCTTATCCATGGTTTGCACCAGCAGGTACAAGACGTGGTGGAATTTCAAACGCTACAGCAGTAGGATACATTGATGCTGCAACTGGCGAATTCCAAACTGTTGCACTTAATGAAGGACAAAGAGATACGTTATATGACCTAAAGATTAATCCAATTACATTCTTTAATGGTGTTGGTTTAGTTAACTACGGTCAGAAAACTAGAGGTAGAAATGCTTCTGCACTAGATAGAATTAACGTAGCACGTTTGGTAGTGTACTTACGTAGTCAGCTTAATAAATTGGCTCGTCCTTACATTTTTGAACCAAATGATAAAATCACAAGAGACGAAATCAAACAAGCGGTAGAATCATTACTACTTGAGTTGGTTGGTTTGAGAGCTCTGTATGATTTCGCGGTAGTGTGTGATGAAACAAATAATACTCCTGCTAGAATCGACCGCAACGAACTATATGTTGATATTGCGATTGAACCAGTTAAGGCGATTGAATTCATCTACATTCCATTGCGTGTCAAGAACACAGGAGAAATTTAATCATGCCTATTACATCACTTAATAACTTCTCAGTACCAACAGACGCAGGCAACCAAGTGCTCTTGATGCCTAAATTAAAGTATCGCTTCCGCGTTACTTTATTAGGATTTGGAGTTACTGCTGCAACTGAGTTAACAAAACAAGTTGTTGATGTTTCAAGACCAAAAGTTGGTTTTGAAGAAATGCCGTTAGAGATTTACAACTCACGTGTATACCTTGCAGGTAAGTATACATTTGAGACATTAGCTCTAAACTTACGTGACGATGCAAGTGGAGAAGTACAGAAACTTGTAGGTCAACAGGTACAGAAACAATTTGACTTTGTTGAACAGGCTTCTGCAAGATCAGGTATTGACTACAAATTTACTACTAAGATCGAAGTATTAGACGGTGGTAATGGTAACAACCCATCAGGTGTAAACGTACTTGAAACTCAAGTAATGTACGGTTGTTTCCTAACTAACGTTGATTACGGAGATGCAAACTATGGTACTAATGAACCAATGCAGGTTGCACTAACAATCCGCTTTGATAACATGGTACAATGGGGTGCTGGAGAGCAAGGAGTTGGAGTTGGTATTGGTGCTGCTGTCGAAAGAACACTCGGCGAAGCAACAACTGGTGCTACTGCTGCTCAAGGCTAATACTAGTACTAGTAATAGAATTAAAAAGCCCGGATTTTTTCCGGGCTTTTTTTATGGCTAAATAATAGTATGGCCAACAAATTTACAAGATTTTTAACAGATGTTTTTTCAGGGTTAACAAATCCTAAAGGACTTGTAGGGAACTATCAACACGCTACAAGACTATTCCTTGACGACGGATATAGATTAGCCCCTAAAACTAAATTTAACTATTATGTTAGATTTGAAATAGATAAGTCAGCACACGGTGCTGCAAACTTTTCACAAAAACATAGTGAAGAATTTGGCCTGCTAGTTAAAACCGCAGACTTACCTAAGTTTACATTTGAAACTGAAACTTTAAATCAGTATAACAGAAAACGTATTCTTTATAAAATGATTAGCTATGATCCTGTTAACTTAACATTCCACGATGATAATCAAGGTGTAGTGTCAGCGTTATGGGCAATATATTATGGATACTATATTAAAGATAGAGCATTGCCTAATGCTGCATGGGAAAGTAATGCATACAGACAAACAACAGAAAATTTACATTTTAGATATGGCTTAGACAATAACGTTACTGCACCGTTGTTTAAAAGCGTAACAATTTATACTATGGGTAGAAGAAGATTTATAGGTTATACTTTAGTTAATCCTAAAATTACTTCTTGGTCTCACGGTAGTATGGATTATACTGCATCAAGTGAGCCAGCAGAAAGTCAAATGACATTGCAATATGAAGCAGTTCAATACACAGCAGGAACAGTAAGCGAAGGCAATCCTAAAGGGTTTGCTACACTACACTACGACAATACACCTTCACCATTAAGTGTTGCGGGTGGCGGCGTGAGTAACCTAGTTGGAGAAGGTGGTGTGCTTGATGGATTAGAACAGGTGTTTGGTGCAATTGGTGACGGAACAGCATTTAATTCTCCAGCAGGATTTTTATCTACAGCAATCGGTGCAATTAATACAGCAAGAAATATTAAAGGACTATCGAAAGAAAGTCTTAAACAAGAAGCAATTAATATTCTAACAAGTCCAGCAGGTACACAAAAAATTGCTAATACAGTAAGCGGCATTGCAGGTATTATTACTCCTAAGAATAATACAGGCGACGAAGGCACAAATGCATCGCCGAAAAATATGGTGCCAGAAGGATTATAAAATATGCCAGTAAACACAACTTCAAATCTTCCAGCTAAACAAGTACAAGACAGTGCTGCAAGATCTAGATTATTTTTTGATACATATGGTGAAGATCCTATATCATATAATCCTACTGAAGTCGATGCAGCGGTAAACTTTTTTGAAAAGAATGGTTTTCAAAGAGCAGCAGCAACAACAGCAGCATCAGTTTTATTAAAACAAGCAAAGTACGAAGAAGTACCTATCTTTAAAATCTTAGATGAGATTAAAGGATTTGACAATTTAAATTTAAGTGCTTTGGTTGCAGAAATTTTAAACAATAATAGATCTAGTATTTCTACTTTAGGATTCAGAGAAGCCTTATCTGATGTGAGCAAACAAAGAAACGTGAGGGCGTAATGCCAAAGTTTGCACAAGGAAGATTTACCATGAAGAACCCCGAGAAGTATGTCGGGACTAGAAGACCTCTTGCAAGATCAAGTTGGGAAACTGTTTTTATGAGATTACTAGACGAGCACCCTGGCGTTTCTCAATGGGCTAGTGAAAGTATTAAGATTCCTTACAGAGATCCGCTAACAGGAAAGTATACAATTTATGTTCCTGATTTCTTTATAGTGTATAATGATAAAAATGGAAAGAAACACGCAGAAGTAGTTGAAGTAAAACCTAAGAATCAGACACTAAGAGAAAATGTTGGAAAGAGCAGATACAATCAAGAACAATATGTAAAAAATATGGCAAAGTGGGAAGCTGCTAATAAATGGTGTAAACAACAAGGTGTTAGATTTAGAGTTGTTAGTGAAGAAGATATTTTTTATCAAGGTACCAAACGTAGATAAGTAGTATTATGACAAAGAAATTAGAAGAACTGTTTAATTTAGAAGATAAAGAACAAGCAGTAGAAACAGCTACTGAAATTGTTGTTGATCCTATGGCTGTCGAAGAAAATCATAAAGTTGTTAAAAACGCCGAAGACAGTTATAACAAAGTTGCAGAAATTACAAGAGATTTACCACAAGTTAAAGAACTTGATTCTTTAGGAGAAGAAGAGCTAGATCATTTGTCTACAAAAGCAGAAAAAGCATATGACGATTTAATGGATTTAGGTATGAACGTAGAAGTAAGATACAGTGGTAGAATATTTGAAGTTGCTAGTAGTATGATGAAAAATGCTATAGAAGCAAAAGCAGCTAAGGTAGATAAGAAGTTAAAAGCTGTTGATTTACAATTAAAAAAACTTAAAATAGATAAAGACAGCGGTGATCAAGACGATATTTTGGACGGAAAAGGGTATGTTATGCTTGATCGCAATGAATTAATCAAGAAATTGAGCGAAAAGGAATAAATATACATATGAAGACGTTTAAAGAATATCTAGCTGAAAGCAAGAAAACATATAGTTTTAATGTGAAGATTGCTGGCGACGTGCCAGAAAGTTTTGCTGACGAATTAAAAGCAAGACTGGAAAGCAGAAGTGTTGTTAATTTTGAAAAAATGAAAACAACGCCAGTTACAGAATCACCTATGGAATTTCCTACGCTTAAAAATGTGGAAGTTCATACTTTTAATGTTGTAACTGAGTATCCATTAACAACAACTGAAATTGAAAAAGAAATCTTCGAAATGGGATGTTGCGATTCAGGTTATTACAAAGTACGTAATAGCGCAAGTCCTAGCGAAGAAGATCAAGCAGTTGGTGATAGCAAAATGACAGGTGCTCTTTTACACGATAATCAATATAAAGAAGCATTAAAGCCTAAGCATAAAGATTACTTCGGTGACGACTTCAACAAAGATTTTTTAAAGAGTCTTTCTAAGGAATCAAAAGAAAGACGTAAAGAGTTAGGGACTGACAAATTAAAAGCTGATGTTTATCAAGATGTTCCTAAGATTAAAGCAGATAAAGCAGGCGTAAAAAGTCCTGTAGGGAGTAACTAATATGAACTTTCAAGAATTAGTGGCCAAAATGCAGGAACTTGACACAGCAAGAGTAGATGTTCCAACAGATGAGGCTTGCGGCGATCCAATGCCAGCACCAATGGCACCTACTATGCCACCTAAACCAGAAGAAAAGCCAAGAATGAATTTAACTATTTCTGCTGAAGGTGATGCTATTGCAGATGCGATGAAACTTTTTCAAAAAGTAAATCCAGACATGATGCCAAAGGTTCCAGAACCAATGCCATCAGCGCCAATGCCAATCGCTATTAAACCAATTAATAAATTAATTCCAGACTTCGATGGCGATAATGATGATATGCCAGGTGGCGAAAAAGATATGATTGATATCAAAGCACTTGGTGATAAGGGAG